CTAGTTCAGCACCTGCTAATGGTTCGGGTAAATCGTTGAATAAACCCTTGCGTTGTGTGATTCGTGATATTTGTACAATTGCCACAGTGATTGTCCTTTGGATTCTATCACATATTTAGCGTGTCAAATAGTATAGCTCCACACGTTTCATCCACTCGTCTGACCAGTATTTGAACTCGTCACCTTCGATCACAAATTCTAAATATTGGGGTTTATCGTATGATCCGTCGGGCAACAACTTGGGCTGTACAGCCATTAAGATAACACCTTGATCAATGTCAGTGCCGTGTGTTTCGTTGTGCGCGGCTGCATAGGCCGCCAGCTGAATAAAGTAGTCCGAAATGTACTCTCGCTTTTTGACTTTGTTGCTTTGCTTGAAATCCATGATTGCAGGACGGCCTTTCCAGAGACCCAAGCAATCTGTTGTGCCTGCGTACAGTCCCGAATAATACACAGGAACTTCTGTGCCCCAGAATTCGTCCACATGGCATAGACCTTGTAGAATAACTTCAGCAGCCATGAACCATGACGGATGTGCAAAAGGATTGCCTGGCAAGGGTTTCATGTCCTCTTGAAGTATGTAATGCTCCAAATAGGCATGCATGCGTGTGCCACGATTGGCAGCTTCAGTGGTGATTTCTTGAGCACGTTTTTCGCCCACAGCCCGTTTCCAGTTGGCCAAGGCCTCTCGCTGATCAGCAGGTTTTGTTTTGTCTAGAATCGTTGTGACTGAAGGTACTTTGCTACCGTCTGGCAAACAATAATGACGCTTGCCCTCAATTGTTTCTCTATTAAGGGGTGTGTAATTGTATTTTTGAACTATCAACTTAGACTCTAAAACTTTCTCCGCAACCACAGCGGTCACGTTCATTGGGATTCTTGAACTCAAAACCTTCGTTGAGACCTTGACGCACATAGTCCACTGTTAGTCCACGAAGGTATACATCGTCTTTGGCGTTGACCAGTACCACAAAACCAGGTTGTGCATAGTTTGTGACGCCAATTTCATCAGTGTACTCTCGTACATATTCTAACACATAAGCAAGTCCTGAGCAACCTGTGGTTTTTACCCCAAGACGAATGCCAGCGTAGCTTTTGGCTGTGACTAGTTTTTGGATTTTATTTCGTGCTGTGTCAGTGAACGATATCATGCTTTTTGCGATAGTCTTCTACCGCGGCTTTTATCGCGTCTTCAGCAAGGATTGAACAATGGATTTTGACTGGAGGCAAGGCAAGTTCTTCAGCAATGTCTGAGTTTTTGATTGCGCCCGCGGCGTCAAGTGTCATTCCTTTGACCATTTCGGTAATGAGCGAGCTGGAGGCAATGGCCGACCCACAGCCGTAAGTTTTGAATCTTGCGTCCGTGATAATGCCATCTTCCACTTTGATTTGCAGTTTCATCACGTCACCGCAGGCAGGTGCTCCTACCATGCCAGTTCCGATGGTGTCATCAATTTCAAATTTGCCCACGTTGCGTGGATTTTCATAGTGATCAATTACTTTGTCTGAATAAGCCATATTACATTTTAACCAATACTTCTTGATAGTAGCCGTTGATCAGCATCACTTGTTTGCGATAGGCCATGCCATCGATATAAACAACATCAGTGGGCTGTTGTTGTACTACCACTGGAGGTTGTTGTACCACAACAGGTGGACGAGTGATTGCATAGACCACGGCGCCGCCAACCAAGGCAGGGCCAACCCAACCCCAACCGTTGTTGCTATGACGGTGATGATGGTGATGATGGTGATGTGGGCTGTGCAATGCAGAGCCGTGATATCCGTTGGGCCCAGCAAATGCTGTGGTAGCAAAAAGAGCTAGTACAAAAGTCAACAGTTGTTTCATATACGCCTCCTATAGCATAGTATACTATATTTAACGTTCTAGGTCAACCTTTGGTTGACTGATTCGATTAGACTCCGCGGTCTTTTGATGCAGCAGATTTGGCGGCTGCGGCCACAATATCTTGTGCTCGATTTACGGGCATGCCAACATCTGGTTGTCCGGCGCCTTTGAACACCAGCATGCCTGTGTTTGGATCCATGGGTTCCAGCAAGTTGCTGAGTGGTGCTTGACTCACAACATCAGCTAGATTTTGGGGAGTGATGTTGATGTCCAAATCATTGGCCAGTTTGATAAATGCATCCTGGCTGATTTCTTTTTTGGCATTGGTGTCGTTGGCGCGACCATTGAGAAACTGCACCAAACCCGACAGTTGCGCTGGGTCAGGCGTGCCCGCCATTCCCATGCCACTGTCAACTTCAAATATTTTCATTATCTCTTGGCGCGGCCTAGTGCGGCAGCAGGAGGTTCAGCACCGGCAGCGGCATCCATTGCGCCAGCGGCAGCCATATCAGCACCCATTGCGCCAGCGGCAGCCATATCAGCACCAGCAGCGGCCATGTCGCCTGCGCCTGCTGCAATGTCAGCGCCCATAGCACCAGCGGCAGCGGCACCAGCAGGAGCTTGACCAGTTACCACATTCAATGCAGCGTCAAGTTGTTGCTTGGCACCCTGAATGTTTTGCAACAGACCAGTGAGAGCGGCTGTGGCATCTGCGTTGAATTGACTTGCTTGATCAACACCCACTTGATTCTTGATTGAGTCAACCAGGGCTGGCAATTCTTTGAACTGTAATTCGCTCACATCTTCCAACATGGCTTGCATCTTGTCAACCATGTCTTGAGCTGCCAACACCACTTGAGCCTGTTGAATTTCGCTTTCGTTCAGTCGGCGTGCCATTCTGCGGAAACGACTTTCCGCTTGCATCATTGCAGCGCCGGCTACCAGTTTTTGTTCTTCAGGATTCAATGTTTGACCAGCTGCTGACTTTTTCAGTGCGGCTGCCAGTTTAGGATCTTTTGGAGTTGTGCCAGCGGCAGGAGCAGGAGCAGGTGCAGCGCCAGCGGCAGGTGCGGCACCAGTGGCAGGAGCAGCGCCAGTGGCAGGAGGCACAGTGTTTTCTTTCATGCGGGCTGCCAGAGCCTGTTCCATCATGACCAGTTGCAGGTAACGTGGATCTTGCTCACTGTTATGGCGTTGTGCAGTTTTGCGATGTTCGCCTAGGATGCCACGCACTTTGCCCAACATTGCTTTGGTTTGACCACGGGTCAGTTGGTCAAAGCTAATGCGGTTACCAAAGTAACTTTCGAATACTTTGGCTATTTGCTTACTTGGCGTTGGAGCCGATAGTTCTTGCAGTTTCATTATTGAATCCCTTAATTTGCATATATTTAGCCTGATTTACACATTTCTCTAGTTCGGCTGTGACTGAGTTGTACTGGTCAATTTTGGGTTGTAGCTTCATGTTTATGATTTCATAAAATGATTCTGTTCGCCCTCGATCACCAACAGCTTTTCGACAGTATATATCTGCTGCCAGAATTTGTTTTTTACGGTCCAGTACCAGTATCTGATTGGATAGATTGTAATATTGTTTGTGATCTGTGGTACACCAACTCATGGCTGTTTTTTTTGAGCTGAACAAATGAATGGTTTGGTCGCAGAGACTAACTTGAAATCTGGTGCCCTGCGGCTGTATGCAGTATTTGCCAAAAACCACTAGAGAGCCGGTGCCATCATCTAAGATGATGGAATCGATGTTGCGTTTGAGCTCACGTTCGGCCCAGGCTTCTAGTTTTTGTTCTCGGGTCATTTTAGTATGTAATGGGTGACCACATAGCCCAGGGCGGCTGTTAAAAATCCAATGATTCCTATGCCCCAGCCAATCAATTGTGAGTTACGAGAATCACTCATTTTATGTACCATTTGATGCACATCCTGAATGGTGGCTTTTAGTTCTGCGGTGTCTAGTTTGACATCGTCAATGCGTTGCTCTAATGCAGTGTAACGTTGAGCACATAGTTCAACGTGAGCTTCGAGACTTTTCTTTTCGATGTCGGTGGTGTCAGCCATTATTGCTCCAATGCATTATTTACCGCAGTGAACCAAATATTTTGATTATCACCTGAAGTGGTAATGGTGGGAGCCATGCTGGGTTGTTCAGTGAGATTCAGCATCATGGGCACGGCTTCACAGTCCTGTTTGAGTCCAGCCAATGGATCTGTGTTGCCATATATTTCAAACACACTTTCTGATTCGGATTTAAATTCAAACTCCCACGCAGCGTCTTTTTTCACCGGCGTTGTAAGGTCCTGTGGCTGAGTTCTTAGGCTTATGATCTGTAGCAGTGTTTCCCAATTGCGCTGTTGATTGCGTGAATGATTCCAGTCCTGTTGATTGCTTATGGTTTGCCCAGCGCGATCAACAAAAGGAATTTCACTTGACCTGTAGTGTCCGGTCACACCAGTGTAGCTACAGTCAAAAAGGGTGCGGCATTGTATCTTCATTCTATGAGTATTTAATGCCAAAAAGAAACCCCGGAGTTTTTACGTCCAGGGTTGCTGTGGTCGCTAAACTGATTACAGGTTAGTGAAGCTAGCTGTGCCAGAAACGTTGGCTGTTGGGATACCAATGTTCAGGCCACCAGTTGCGTTGGCTGTTTGAGCAGCAGCAACCAATGTAGCTGTGGTGTAAGCACCGCTTGGGTAGATAGCCAAGCTGATTGTACCAGCTGTAGCACCAGCTTGGTAAATTGCGATTGTACCAAGTTGTTGGATTGAAGTCAACACGTTGTTCAAGTAACCGTTAACGTTACCAGCATTGGTAAGTGCAGCGTTAGCTGTCAATGTGAAGAAGTCAAGTTTTGGACCTTGAATCTGAACTGGACCTTGAGCGGCCACGTTGGCTGTGCCAGCGATAGAACCGTTTGCTACGTCTAGTGCAAATACTGGTTGTGTAGTTCCGTTTACTCTTGTAAATACTGCCATGATAAATTTCCTTTAAAGTTAGTGGTCTCGGTGGACCTGCTTTTATTTAGTCAAAACGGAAAAATCACGCCTGTTGCGGATTGTTTCTTTGTCTATTTTGGGCAGCAAAAGCATTGGGATCAAATCTACTGACCATTTTGGCATAGCCCGCAGGAGTAGCCATAACCCAGCCTTCTTGACCAGGATACTCAGCATCAGCCTGTTGTTTGATGTACATTTTTAGATCGTGCAACAAAACAAACGCTTGGAATGCTGCGGCAATTGCAGGTGTGTTGGAACTTGGGCTGTTCAAGTATTCCACAATGTTACGGAACTTTTGT